TACGACATTGCCTCTTGTCTCGTGGGCTCGGAGATGTGTATAAGAGACAGACTATAGACAATTAGCGACAATTCCTTTCCCACTTTATCATGGTAAAGTGTTAACGTGGTACAGTGGTACAGTGGTAACGCATTAGTGCTTTACTGTATTAACGTTGCGGTGTGTTGGTGCGGTGTGGTGCGGACGTGGTGCAGTAGTATAGATTTTATATAATTGTTATAGTTCGATAATACAATATTGACATTGTATAATAGTTATGTTATTGTTATTACAAAAGTATAGAAAGAGGTGTTACATATGGATTTTATAACATTAGTACAGAACGTTGGTTTTCCAATTGCGTGTGTTGCTTGTTTAGCGGTCTATGTAAAAGATCTTACAAAAACACATAAAGAAGAAATTGCACAGTTAACTGAAAAATTAGGAAAACAAACATTGACAATTCAGAAGTTAGTTGACAAAATTGACGAATTATTGAGAGGTGATAAATAATGAAAATAAGTGAAAACGGTTTGAATCTTATTATTGCTTTTGAGGGCTTTTGTCCTAAAGCTACTAAAGCAGTTAAAACAGAAAAATATTATACTATTGGTTATGGTCATTACGGAAAAGACGTTAATAAAGCACAGACTATAACAAAAAAAGAAGCGTTAGTACTTTTGGAAAAGGACTTGAAACGTTTTGAAAAAAAAGTTATGAAATACTACGATTGTTATAATTTTACACAAAATGAGTTTGACGCGTTGGTGTCTTTTGCGTATAATGTTGGAAATATTGATCAGTTGACTGCAAAAGGAACTCGAACCAAAAAAGAAATAGCTGACGCAATGTTACTATACACTAAGTCTGGCGGAAAAGTTTTAAATGGGTTGAGAAAAAGAAGAAATAAAGAAAGAGAACTTTTCTTGAAATGTTCGATATCGAACTTTTACCCTAAATACAATGGCGCTTCTAAAGATATTGATGTTGTTTTATCTTCTATCGGAGTTGACTTCAATTTTTACGGTAACTATAAAAAACGCATTCCGTTAGCAGAGGTAAACGGTATTAAAAATTATACTGGTAGTCTGACGGATAACATTAAATTACTATCATTAGCAAAAACCGGAAATCTTAAAAAAGTGTAATAGGGGCATATGCCCCTATTTTAATTTACAAAAAATCCACTGCTTAAAATTTTAATCAATTCTTCTTTTTCACTATCGGTTGCCCTAATACCGCTAAGGTCAATATGTTCATCACATATTGTATATCCATTTAACGTATTTATAGTTTTTGTAAGATAACACTTTTTACCCCTTGTATGATTAAATGATTTTAGAGTCTGATAAGTAGGTCTATCTATAATAACATAACAAGTACGGTTTGTGCTTGCTACACACATAGGATTAGGGGATGATGTACTAGCATAATGATATTGTGACTCCGCGCTATTGATAAGAGACGTTACTGCACCAACTATATTTCCACTTGCTACGCTAGACGTAATTCCGATACCACTAGAAATATATCCAGCTTCCACTTGCGCTCTATTGCTTGCAGTTATTGGAATATCTATTCCAATGTTGCCGTTAAACTCATATAACTTAACATTGTTAGATTTTATCTGACATAGGCAACCACCAGTGATAATATCTACTGTATAAGAAATTGATAACGTTTTTCCCATTACTAAATTTGCATCTAATTCTTTAAAACCAACATACGGTAAATATATAATTACATTAGTGTATGGGGCATAGTCAAGAAAATTGTGATATTTTTCTGTTATTGGTATACTGCCTATATTTTGTTTAGTAAAATTATTACTTACTTTATCTCCGTTTACTCCGGTATCTACGTTTCCTAGAATTATTTTTTGTGTAGTACCGTTTAAAGATAATGGTATACTTTTACAAGAAATTATATTTTCTATTGGATTGTTACATATTAAGGAAAAATTGTCAAAAATGTTAGAACCCCATAAAAATCTCCCTAATTGTTGTAATCTATCTTTTGTCATTTTGAAAGTTGTAGTTAGTACACCGATACCCGATGATACATCACTTGTATCATTGTCATTTTCATCATTATCTTTGTCGTCTGAATATCCATCATCATCATCGGATGTCACAATTTTACTACCGTCCTCACCATCTTTTACAGTAAATGTTGAACCGTCACCGCTTGTCACTTTACCATAAAGTCCGTTTTCGTCTTTCTCTAAAAAACCAATATCCCCATACATATGACCATTTTTTTGTTTTTTGAACAATTCGCAATACATAATTGATGAATAATCAGTAGGTAACACAGTAGGTGTTGAATAGTATTCTAATTGTACAGCAATATATACAGCTGCTAAGGTTGATAACGGAGATACGATTTCCGCAATTTCACCCCAAACAGCATTATTTATCTGCGCATAGTTTGTCTTAAAACTACTAGGGCTATAATCCACTAATTGCCATTTGTGTATAGATACTTTACCGCTTATATCATCATAACCACCAAAGCCAATTCTTACCCTAGCAATATCATTTTCTGTTATTGACTCGCAATTCCATTTTAATTTATATAATGGACTTTTTGTTCCGTCAATTCCCAATATCCAATCAGTTTTTAAATTTTTTATAGCACCGCTAGTATCACCAGTATCAAAATATTTTTGTAAACTAGCTTTATCGTAAAATATAGGTATGTTTGTTATAATCATATCAGAATATAAAAAAGTGTATGACTCTTTATTATATGATATATTGTTTATTATTGTTTCGGACGGAAATAAGCTTAAAAACCTATGTTGAGTATATGTTGCTACTATTTCATTATTTTTATCATATCTCTTTGAAATTGTGTCAAAATGGTAATTTACAGAAGATACGCTATCATTTAATGGTTTGGCATACATAAGACAATCATGATAAGGTTGTCTATTTTTATCCCAATATACAGCAAAACCATAATTGTTATCGTTAATATGCGAAATTCCGACATAATAATCAGTTTCGTGAGAACCACCAACACTGCCCCATTGTATTATTCCACTTGTTACATATGCCATGCTTACAACCCTCCATTATTTACAGTTAAATAATAATTAGTTACATTTTCTCCAATTACGCCGATATTCTTCTTTTCTCTTATACGTTTTACTCTTGTCATTACTTCTTCATCCACAAAATAAGGATTGTTCAAATTTTCTTGCCGTATAATTAAACAACTCAATCCCTTTATATCATTTGAGAAACTGCTTAAAACATCTACGTGTAAAGATACGCTTATCAAGTCTCCATTCATTTCTGTAATGTCATTCACAAAATAATAACGTTGATACTCTTTTATAAATGCATAGTTAAATTGTCTTATGTGAGAATCTGAAAGTTTTTTCATTATCAAAATTGGGTTTATAATGCTACTTCCAGATTTTAATCTTACTTCCCTTGTCGTTATTTCATTGCTTGTTTTAACAAGATAACGTTTATCAGTTCTAGTTGTTAAAACGCTTAAATGTAAAACGTCACTCATATTTTCTCCTTTCTTAATGTTCGACGTCGAACTTAATACAAACAAATTGCTATTAGTTTTATAATATCGTGCGCTACAATACCAACAAAATTGAAAAGTGCCACTTCCCTCTCACTTTCAAGCATTTGTTGACTAGTTGTGACTCCAATATTTCCGTGAGTACGGTTTTCATGTTTGTATGTTGTTTCTTCTTTTCCCGATACCGTATCGGTGTGCGCTTGTTGTTGTTGTTGTGATGTTGAAGTTTGTGTATTTGTCTTTTCTCCAATATTTTCTACAACGGTTGTAGTTTTATTATCTGTTTTTGTAGGAACATTGACCGTGCTATTTGTTTCATCAATTCTATCTAACAATTCATTTACATGGGAATAGTTATCAAAAGAATCGGTTGTTTTTTCCTGGTTATAATAAGTTTCGGAGTCATACGGTGCAACTTCATGTTCAGAAATTTTTTTACCATTGTCTACGCTTCTTTCTTTACCCGACTTTGTTAGTTTATCTTTTATAATGGTTGTTGTCTCTCCGTACTCCATTTTTTCTGTGGTTGTATTATCATTTTTTTGCGCACCATCTGCACTACTAGAGGTTGTACTAGACGTTGTACCTTGCACTCCATAATCGGTACTACCAGTAGTATCTTTTGTGGTACTATCTGTGGTTGTTTCAATTCTATCATAGTTTTCTATAGGTTCATATTTAAGTAAAGTAGAATTATACAGACGTTCATAAGTATATTTCTTTGCTTTGTATAAATTGACTACTATTTTTTGAATTGTAGTAATGTCCTTTTCCATTGAGTTTTCTACAGTAGGACGCACTTGTAATTCTCCGTGATTAAAATTTATCCATTCTGTGAGCATTCCTTGAAAATCTCCGTTGCTTAATGGTTCATAACCATTTTGCGCAAAATCAGAATTTGAAAAAGGAAGTACGTTATTTTCCATTATATATTGACTAATTGTTAGCATTATAGTCACCCGCTTTCTTTTCTATAATTTTAAATTCTGGTGATAATTCAACGGAAATATTTCTGTTAAAAATTTTATTTATTTCATCACAAGCTTTTTTCCGTTGTTTAAGCATATCATTGATATTTAATAATAACATTTGTTCGTCATTTTCGACTTCTGATTCTATCATTCTTTCTTTTTTATCGCGGTTGTATCGTACACCAATTTCATTAAAAAACATTCTTAATAGGTCATTTCTTGCGTCTATACAATCCATCACACCCAACGAACCGCTAGAAGTTAATGCTAGATTGTCTATACCACCGTTTCCTTTTTTCAATAATCCATCATCCAGTATCGCATCTATATCGCCGTTATAAAATTTATCAAACATGGCGCGATAACTATCAGCGGTTGTCTGTGAATCTGTAGAAATAATATTTTTAATACGCAAGTTTACAAGAGACATTTTTAATGATACATCTGTATGCGCTAGTAAATTTGCATAACGTTTAATCATTGGATATAATGGATTCCTTAATGCGGTATTGTTTAAGATAACACAATCTTCACCTATTTTTCTAGTACCACCGTTAGCAGTTGCCGCGGCATAAGTAAAGTTCTTAAATTCATCCCAATACTGTGTTGGTGTGCTCATTCCCCCAATTGAAACCATTTCCCCTACGGCTGTGTCATTTACATATCCACAATAACCATATAATAATAATCGCATTTCAATTTCTTTCTGTGGGAAAGGTAAGTCACCCCTCCACTCAAAAATTCTTATGGCTTTTTCAAAAAGCATATCAGTCCAATAAGAAATTGATAACGGTAATTTCATTTCCTCTTTTTCTTCTTTTTTTATATTTTTAATACTGTCACAATAATTAGATAAAAACATATAGTCACCTCACTTTAAAAATGTTCGACGTCGAACTTTATAGCCCGACGTCGATTGAATTTTTTTAGTTTTCTGCGATATAGAAAACAATTCCATTTTCGGACATATCGTTGTAATATCCGTATGTTGCTTTGTTGTAGTAGTTGGTATACTCATCGTGATTGTTACGTTCTGTAGTTCCGTTGCGTTTTGTGATTGTAACACCCATTGCGTCACGGTCATACATCACCGCAATAATACCAGTCTGTTCGATTGTTGTTTTATCATCCAGTTTGATATGAATTTTAGACGTATCGTTAAAACTGTAATCTGTTCCAGTGCCCTGCCAATATGGTAAAGTGCTATATGTATTAGCAATTTTTACCATTTCATTATGGTAAGTATCTGATTCTAGATATGATACTAGTGCGCTATCAAAATCTTGTAAAACGTTTACAACAAGATCAGTTGACGGAGTATGACGTTTATATCCCTCATTATTAAACAAAACGCTCATACGTTTCATACGCGACGCCCACAGGTTAATTTGCTGACTCGCCCATTTTAAAAATCCAATATCCCTAAGACAACTAGCAACTGTCAAACTGTTATTGGTTAATGTGTTATATTCTGCTAATAAGTTATGTTTTCCGCACGGTTTAGCGGTGTGCAATTTATTAGCGATAAAAGTTGCACGAGTGAGATTTTTATTGTTTTCTAATGCTACTTCCATATAACTGTCCATTGTAACAAAAATAGCGTCAATGAGAGTAGCGACACCCTGTGCAGATGTGAAAGCAGTTTTAAACATAAAATCTGGAATTGTAACATCAATTTCCCATGTTACCATTTTCTCGAATAATTTTTGTTTGATTGTAGGCTTAATTACTGGTGCGAAAACTGGTGTATATGAATCGCTACCAATTTCCCATGCATTATTTTCTTTCGCTTCTGGTAAATCAACATAGATTTTCTGAACAATACAACCATACTCGAAAGGTTCTTTTACAAGCCCATCGTCACCGCTTGCATTATACCTACGAATAGAAAAAATAGTTCTTCCAATTCTGTCTACAAGAGATTTAGCAAATTTATCGGTATCTTTATCAGACGATAAAACTTTATCTCCTAAAGCGACAAGAGTTGAAGTGTCTTTCACAGTGATTGCACTTTCCCCAAAAGTCTGCTGTGCTACCTCGTTAATTAAGGTGTAAATTTGGTTTACTGTACTCATATTATTTGTCCTCTCTTTCCTGTTAATCTGAACCATTGTCATTGTTTTTATTTACATTGTCATTTAATGACATTGTAATCTTTTTATCAAATGCATCTTTGAATGTTTCTAATGTTTTAGTGGTGTTCGACGTCGAACTTTCCACAATTTCTTTCATAGTTGTAGCAATATCTTCAATAGCCTTAATAGTGGCATTATTGTTTTCAGATAATTTATTGCTATTATCATTTTCTACCGGTGGTACTAATGCGTCGATACTTCTCATTTTTTAATACACTCCTTTTTCTTTTTTTATTTGCGTAAACTCTGTGCCACATAAATTATCACTAAATGTTATTTTCTTATTTTTTATCATATCCATTATCATACTATCATATTTTAGTAAATCTGTCAAATTATAGGTTGCTAGTGGATTAGACGTGAAATCATCTGTGACAATCCTTTTACAATTTTTTGGTATGTTTTTAGTTGCTGGATAAACATACAATAAAGTTTCTTTTGTTTCTTTGTGCCTTACCAAATTTATCATAAATTTAAAACTTGTATATTTATAATATATTTGATATATAACGTCATAGTGTTCAAATTTTTCCGGTAAATGCTGATATGTGTCTGTTTCCCACACTCCCGTAGTTATCATTTCTGACTTTTTTCCAAAAAACATTTTGGAATTACTTCCTGTGTTTTCGCAATATTCAACCGCAATCGTAACTACAATAGGTTCACCTGTTTTATCGTCATACTGATTCGTGAATTGTCTGTATATTTCAATAGTACCCTGTTTTTGTGTTTTGATGTGAGTGAGTTGCCATTCTTCAAAATACGGACATAATCTAGAAATTGTATTTCCTATCAAAAAAACTCTAACGTAATCACGTCTGGCTATAGTAGATATAATATCCATAAGGCTTCTTACCTCGTTAGCAATGTAACCACTATCGGTTATAAATTCCTCAAAAATGATATTTCCAATTTTAGGAAATGCAAGCGACTTGTAATGTGTGGCAGACGTCAACGAAAAAGCAGAGCCTATCTTTTTTCTGTCTAGTATTTTTTCTTCTTCCTCGTGTATTAAGTAAATATCACCTCGATAAACTCGTACACTTTCGAACATACCGTTAGTAATTTCCATAATATGCATATCAGAAAAATATGCTTCTACATCACGAGATTTTATTTCATCTCGCCACCGTCTTAAATATGCTAATTGGTAACGTTCTTTAGGTTGTTTAGTTCGTATATCTTTTTCGTGATATGCTTCCCATAAAGCAACATATTTTGTAGCATAACTTTTTCCATTAGAACGTTCACCCAACAACATATTATACATAGCCTTTTTAGATAACAAATTATCTATGTTATAATATCTCTGTTTCTCTTTCAAATATACTTGTCACCTCTCTCTTATTCTGAACCATTGTCAAAATTGATTCATAATCATCAGTTATACCTAAACTATATGTTGTAGGTTGTGCGCATATACCATGTTTATAATTGCTATGAAATTCATCATATTTACCTTTATTCCATACAATTGGAGGCATATCGTCTACATATGTCATTATAAGTTTCTGTGCATGTTCGACGTCGAACACTGTTCCATCTTTAAAATCATCAATATCGTGTAATTGAGATACCGCACTTTTTCTTACACCGGAAACTGTCATATGTAATTTATCATCATTATCAACATAACAATATTTTTTCGCCCCTAATGTTTTAAACTTTTTGTATTGACCATCATCTTCAAATATTCCAAATCTATGTGTTATTCCATTTTTATCCCTAGGGCAAAATTTATCTCTTGAAATACCTAGCATATCGGCTCTCATATTTTCACGTCTTTCTATTTCTTTATTGTATCTTTCAAAAAAATCAGTATCACAATCTATGTATTTTATGCTATCGGTATCACAATAAGCGACATTATAATCTAAGGCTAAAATACCTTTCCATAAATTGCGCCTTGCGTATGCCGTGACCCAAACACCAAATTGGAACGCCCCAAAAGTCTTAGACAGTTTCTTTTTTTCACTTTCAATTTTTGTGTAAAAATTTTTTTCATTTAGCAATTCTTTTTTCCATCTATCTTCCTCAAACTCTATTGTATCGGTTATGTTCTTAGTAACCATCATTCCATACATTGAGTTTATATATTGTTTACTTTTCATATATAACGGCTCTTTTTCTTTTATACCTTTTAATGTGGTTTTATTTCCGTATAATTCCAATATGTATTTTACAAAAGTAGGTGAAAGATAGTCATTGCTAGATATTCGAAAATCTATTATATTAAGATTGTCAAAATCGTAGCACAATTGAAATATTTCATAATCAATATTTGTCAATGATAACTGTACATAATCAGCTTTTAATACCCTACCATTGTCCAGGGAATATCCTTTTATTTTTGAACATTTTGAAAATGACAACCATGTATTCCAACGTTTCGATCTCAAATGTTCGACGTCGAATGTTATTATATAACTGTAATTATCATTGTTAAAATAATCATTACATGGTATTGTTTCCTCAAAGTACGTCATGGGATATTTTTCCAAACACATTACAATAGGATAGCTAGATGATATATCTTTACTACGAACGTTATCTAATACAATGTTCGTGTGTACTGCATTACTATGAGCATAACCACCCATAAAACAATCACACAATAAAGTATAATCTTCATTAGACTCCGGAATCAATTTTATACAACGTTTTCTGTATTTGTATTCGCTACTTACATTCATACGGTCAATTACTTCTTTTCGTACTTCTCCTGTTTGAGTAAATGGTATGTCTATTATATGACCGTATTTTTCTTTATACTGTAATAAACCAAAATACATAACAAGCACGTCATTAAAACAATAAGCTAATTCTGTATCAGTAAGTTTTGTTTTTGGTGTCCTCAAAATAGTATAATCAAGATCGCCTACCAATTTTTGAACACTCAACTTTCTTTGTTCCGCCCACGTTGCCAAACTCATATTTGTAAGAAAATAACTACACCTAAACTGATATGTACTCCATTCAGCGAATAGCGGTTTTCTAGCCTGCCGGGCAAAAACATAATCAAATTGTAATACATTTATCAAAAACTGGAATTCGAATGAAAAATTGTGAATATATACAATCTTTTTGTGTGGTTCATAATATTCCAACTCTTGTAAAAAATCTTTGAAATCTTCTAGTGTTCTTCCCCAAAAAACGTTATCATTTATGGAAAACTGCCATACATAACAGATAGAAAATTTCTTGCAATCTTCATAATATTTTTTACTTTTTCCCAAGTACGGTTCAAGCGTATCACTATCTTTATGCAAAAATCCACTAGAAGTCTCAATGTCAAAACACATTATATCATCATTGACTATATCCGCCCGATTTTTCTTTTTAAAGTAATGATTTCGAAATTCGATTTCTGATAATGGCGAATCTCTAATATTGTACATATGCAATTACAACCTCGTTAAAATACCGGATACAAAATCTCTGAAATTTATATTATTTCTTTCTTCTGTGTCAAGTTTATTCCATTGCGATATAACAATATCAACACTCTTTCTAAAATTAGGTTTATCTTCTTGTGCAATACTTGTCCAAACTGAAAAAATGTCCTCTAAAGAATATGGGTTTTCAGTAAAACGTTCTACACGTTCAGCAGTTGCTACCGCCCTGTCAGAATCTTCATAAAACAATTCCTTAATCTTTCCCCATGACGGAGAAGAAAAAACAGAATCCCAAAAAACAGCCTGTGATTGACTCATATTTTTTGTAAAAGTCTGAAAACCTTTGTTTTGTAAAGACTTTTTGAATCCGGTTATTGTACTATAACTAGAACTCTGATAAGTTTTCGCAATATCTAATATTTGTTTTTTCTTTTCTTCTGACAATCCGGCAACTTTAAACGTTGGAACTCCAATAGACTCATACCCGTAAACCATATCTAATTGATGTTTTACCATTTGTATAGAGTCGTGTTCTTCCCCTAAATAAGCTTCCATTCTTTTCAAACGCTTATTCATATTCGCTAACAGTCGCCGTGGATTTTCAGAAATTATCTTTTTTTCATCCGGCATTACATGTCAACCCATTCTGCACTATAGCAAGTCTTTTTGTACTTTTTATCAATATATTTTGTAGCACGTAAACCAACGCAACCACGTTTGATCAAAGAAATACTTTCGCCGTCTTTAAGAATTTCTTCAACAACTTCTGTCATGTGCTCTGGTAAGTCAATTAACATTTTTTCTTCAACGTTGATTGCTACCGGATGAGGATTAAACTTGCCTTTTTTATTGATGTATAATCCATCAACTTTTATCACATTTTTACCATAGCTCGTATAAATATCAGACAGTTTCATAAAACTAAAATCAGTAATATCAATGTCAAAAATAATGTTTCCTTTGTTATACTTATGTGCAAAACTCATACTTTACCTCTTTTCTCTCCGTCATGCCGATGAGTCAGCAATATTTTTATTTATAATGTTCGATATCGAACATTATAATTTACATACATGATTTTTTGGTTTTCTAACTTTTTTTCTACACTGAATACTTGCTTCAATTATAAACTGACAGTTAGTATAATCTTTCATGTCACTTTTTGAAATTGCATACCTAATGCAACGTTCAACATTTACCGTTGTAGTTGTATGCTCTTTTGCAATAGGCTTATATAATTTATACATATGATATGGTAAAGTACCATCCTCAACCGTCATTTTTATCGCTTCTGTGAGGTATCTGAACCCCACCGACTTAATTGGTACATTGTGTTTTTTTAAATACTGTACTACTTCCATAACTTTAAAACCTCTTCTACTGCTTCGGTATCTCCGATATGCTGTTTTTTAATGTAAGAAAGCACTTTTACAGTTTCCTCTATTGTAAGCGTGGCAATAAAAGAATGTAACAATATTTCTTTTGTAGGTTCAACTTCTTCCTTTTCTTCTGTTTTCGGTTCTTCTTCCTTTTCTTCTGTTTTCGGTTCTTCTTCATTTTCTTCTGTTTTCGGTTCTTCTTCCTTTTCTTCCGGCTCAACGTCCGCCACAACCTTAGATTCTGACGTATCATCTTTATAGGCTTTTACTGCTTCTCTGATTTCTTTCACAGTATCGTCTTTATCAATCATATAATCTTTAAGTACCTTTGGTGCCTCTTCCTTAGGTAGACACATAATTTCATAAATTTTATTAAGAGTCCAGTCCTTAAACGTTTCATTACTATTACGGAAATCAACTGCTTTTTTCATCTTGTTGCAATTACTCCGTGAAATTCCGATAAAATCAGCAAACTTCTCTTCTGTCTCAAAATCTTCTTTGAAAGTTTCTTTCACAAGAATGTGGTGAACTGCCTGTGCCACTTCCCACTGTGAAACATTTACAGATAAAACTGCACCTCTAATTGTGAGTAATGACTCTTTTAAAGCAGAATTTTTAAGACCTGTAATTTTCTGTGCGTTCATAATTTCATTCATAGTTTTTTCTCCATTCTCCCCGTATTGCCGATAGGTCAGCGATTTTTTTTTTTTTTCAAAAATGTTTCACGTGAAACATTTAATTGCTCTACGTCAAACTATTTAACCATTATAGTCAGTATATCATCATTAGCAAAGATTTGACTTACTGGAATATCCAAGCAAGATAAAGGAATATTACTACATTCTCCGATATACACAAACTCTGCTGTTTTAGGATTATAAATTTCAACATCCTGTTTCAGATTAGTAATTCTATAAATATCTTCTACTGTCATATAAAATCCTCTCTTTCTGTCCTATATTTAACTGGAATACAACATATTATCAATATTGCATTTTCCATCATCCGAAGCAAAAACGCAATCACTACAACCTTTATAAAACCAGCAAGCTTCACAAGTAGGAATTATATCATAATATTTGGGATGATCTTCATAAAAAAAGAACCTTAGGACAACTTCCATTGATACAAGTAACTCCCACATAATCGGGACATTTATCATATTTAACTATTTTCATTCACCTCACTTAATTATTAACCACTTCTTATTACTCTTATAGTATAGCATAGTTTTATATAAATTGCAACAAAAACTCTAAAAAACTACAATATATTTTTATGATATCCAATCTATACTACTGCACCACGTCCGCACCACACCGCACCAACACACCGCAACGTTAATACAGTAAAGCACTAATGCGTTACCACTGTACCACTGTACCACGTTAACACTTTACCATGATAAAGTGGGAAAGGAATTGTCGCTAATTGTCTATAGTCTGTCTCTTATACACATCTCCGAGCCCACGAGACAAGAGGCAATGTCGTA